ACAGCAGTTTCCCACTGCTGCCAACTGAACCCTCGCCTTACGGGCGAGAGGTCAGATTCGAAGCTGTCCCAGAAAGAACAGCATCGGCGCTTCTTCTTCCAGCGTCCCTCATCTCTGAGGGGTAAGCCGGAAGATAAAGCCATGCCACCTAGAAAAGCAACAAAGAGTCCGTCCGGGTTGTATATTATCTTTTTCCCTTTTCGGGATCGGATAAATCCATCCAGGATTCGGATCCTCTGCGGCACAAATACATAACACATGTATTTGTCGGCTTGCAGTCTCTTGTCAAGCCGTCTAGGAGTGATCATAGATAGTGGCACACGAATCCCTGAAGCAGCGTCCGAGCTGCGAGGGACCAGAATGTTTCTATCTACTAAGCCAAGAATGTACCTAACCGTCCGACTGAGAAGAATCCCAGTCTTGGCGGAGAAGTCGTTCAGGGCATTGATCAAGGCATACTTGTCTTGCTGCGTTTCAAAACGCTGAACGTACACTCCTCTGATCTCACGACCAGAGAAGTAATCGCGTCCACAAGACTCGCGGAACGGTCCTTCTGAAAAGGACTTGTCGGTATTGACCTTAAATCCCAGCAAGGTAAGAAAACGTACGAGGCGATGATAAGAGGCCGTTAAAACGGCAATATCATCACCAAAGACGTTCACTCTTTCCTTGATGTTCAATGAGGAATACACCGCTCTAACTGCCGACGCAAATATGACGGTCTGAAGAGGAAAGGTAAAACCATTCCCCATCGTACTGACCATATTCAAGTCGACCATGTCTCCCCTAATAAGTGTCTTTCGACACCTAAGCAGGGTAATGTATGACATTACGTCCGGAGGTAAAACCTCTTTAAGTAACGTCATACTTATGGTATCAGAGGCAGATTCCAGGTCTATAGTAGACCAAGAACCGTCCTTTGACCCAAGCCATGCGATATCTCGATTCAAATCCGGCTGCTTTGACAGATCTATTGCGAAGTAGTTCTGCAAACGCCGGGTAAGGATTTGACCTAGTCCGAGCTGATAATACATATTCAGCACGGGTTCCGTACAAATCACTCGAGATGTCTTGTCGTTCTTCGGCACGAAGCTTAAACGACTACTTTGTGTGATAAGTGGGTCACCCAACGAGGCCTGACGAGTTTTTTCGCCAGCATCCCAGAGGGGCAAGCCACTAATCATAGACTGATAGTGTTTAACCAGTCCCTGTGACGTACACGACAGCCTTGATGAAAACATCTTGGAATAGAAGTCTCCATTTGGGGCTCCAATAGATGATCCCGGGCCACATTTGCCATTTCGGTAAATATGGTCTAAGGATTCAACTAAAGGCATTCCTCTAGGATAGAAGAAGTTATACAGTTCCTGCTTAAAGGAACCATAAATTTCCTCATCTGACGAGGTATTGAGTCGTAGCTGCCACGTCTCGCAGTGCGAGTTGCACATGCGAAACTTAGCTTCAGCAACCTTATCCTGCTCAGCGCTGTCACTAGGAAGTAACTTCTTAGTGAAAGACCGGGCTAAAGAATAAGATGCTGCCAGCACGTGGTCAGCATCAGGTGGTAACGATGGTAATGAGAGTAAACTCTCGTAATCATAATTACACGCCTGCTGTATGTCATCAGACAAAGCTGAGAACAAATGAGCAGGGATATGTCCCATACGCAAGTCTCCACGGTTGTGTGATTCAAACCCTAAATCATAGCTTACTCACATTACTCAGTTGTGACGCTACGCGCTGTAGACCGCCGCCGACAGAGTCGACGACGGGCAGCCCGAAGACGGACGACAGAATAATGAGGATTATCGCCATGATTCGACGCTTCTGAGAGTCGTTGAATTTAAAGCCAAACATAAGTTTGACTCTAAAGAACGCCATTCACAAGCATGTCGCCAAACCCTGCACTCTGTTGGTCAAGGGCACCAATGAGGCAGGACAAAGCGGCCCGGATGTTTGCGCTATCATACGCATCCGATCCGGCAGGCACGTCAATGTAAAGTCGCGCCAGCATGACTTCCGGGGCATTATTTGCCGCGAAATTCACGCCTTTGCGAACGATACAGCTGTACGTGTTTTTGGGCACACTACCGTACCGTCCGGTGACCGGATTCGGGGACTGAAGAGCTTTTGGGCTCTTCGGCCTCGTAAACGTCACAGTGAACGGATCGGAGACTGCGTGCGTACGGACACCAACCTGCGTACCGCCCAAAGCGGTTACCGCAGATTGTTTTCCGTTGATATCCGGAGCTACATCATCCACAACCGTATAGGTTGGGGATGTTAGTCCGGTCTGGGCTGCTCCAGTAATTGGAGTACTTACCGAGATTGTCATAGAATGGACTCCGTTGCACCCTAAAAGGGTGTTAAATTCCTGAAGTTAGGGAGAAGAGCTATGATGTTAAGTATCCTTTTCGGGCTCAATCCGGAGAGATTAATCTCCAAGGATGGAGTCAGATCGGGGTTCTTAACTCTAGTCATAGTCTCACTAACCCAGGCGTTTCTGCCAGCGCTGAATACTTCAATGACACCATTGTGCGGATCTAACGGGTTTAAGCTTACAGGTTCGTTAGTAAGCGAGTACTGATAATCAGTAGCCGTACACCGACGAGTAACCTTTATGCTCATTCCCGAATAGATAAGCCCAGTGTTGACATAGGAGTATGCCGAGATTATAGTACCAATATTGGTAAAATAATCCACTAAGAAGGAATATGGGATTAACTCCCATATTGTTGGGACAAAGTCTCGTAACCCAGTACCCGTAAGGGTAGTAGGGCTATTTGACTCAGGAACAGAGGTATCATAAGCACCGTAGAGATGAACATCAGTAGTGTCAACGACTTGGTTTCTACAACCAAATCCGAAGCCACCAATGGTGCCACCCCAGGGTGTTTTAGAGACTTGAGTTTCCTTAGATGCGTTCGCACGCACCTGAGTTCGCTCTGGTCTCCGCAAACGATACCTTGCTAACGCCTCAGCGCCAGATTTCACGTCTGACATGAGGGGCCCCCAACCGTATGTATACTGCAGGTACTGCTCTCTGATAAACTCCAGTTTGGTTTTCTTCCTAGCATTTCGAAGACTTCTACGCCCCTTCTTGAGGGCGGAGAAGTAGCTAGAAAGGCCACTCTGGAGCAGTGACGCAGTCCCGTGTATCATATGTATTGTTTCCTTAAGCTCTCCAAATATCACACCGCCCTGAACGGCGCGGTGGACATTGGATCCCTTTTGGACATACTTCGCCTTGGCGCTGTTAACTGTTTGACTGGACGCGAAGCCGTAGGAGACAGGCAACAAGCAGTTTGAAAAACCGCTTGAAGCGTTGCCTACTATGTACTTCTGCTGCCAGAGGCCGTTCACAAAATATATCGGCAAAGTAGCCGAATAATAAGATGAACTGCCTTCTGGCTTCGACATCCGGAAACCAGCAAAATCTCCGAATGGCGCACCCCCGTGGCTGATGGCCCATTTCCACCCAGGCGTATCCTGACCACTCCAGTAGTGCTCCACATCATAGTCGACGAAGCTGGAAAGGTTCCTAAAAGGAACCATCCCAGGCCTCGAATCGAACTGAAATGTGTTCTGCACTGATCTGTAGCGGTAGGATAAGTTCTTGGTGGTCATGGGTATCGAACCTCGGTTTGGTGATCCAAACTCGCATCACTAGAGGAAGGCACGATACAATTGTAAAAAGAAGACTCTCTCGAGTCCTCTTTAATTGATAAGCCCGTTTCCGGGTTAACAAAGTCAAAATCATTATTAAAGATCTTGACTACAGTTATATCGTTAGCTAGCAGAAAATGCTTCACAGCTGCGAGAAGATCAGCAGAAAATCTGGGCATAAAAGCCCAGCCGACAGGCGTGTGGCGTAACGGCTTAGGGACTAACAGACGTAAGTCTGGTCCCATCCGCCGATACACTAAACGCGCGTGATCGGCAGTAAAATCTGCAACCTTCACGAAGCTTGAGGACATGATCTGTTCTCCTAGTAATCGAGTTAACTATACATTACTGTATAGGTCGAGTGAAACTCTACATCCTAAACCCGACAGGGCAAGGAGACAGGCGGGGAAATCCCAACCCGTTACAGACGGCCCGAAAGGGCC